AAGTACACCACCGCAAAAGACGGCACAGTGACCGTGACCGCCGCCGATTGGATTGAGTTAAGCCTTGTGCCAGTACCAGCGTTTGCCGGTGCGATCATTACCGACATTGCAGCGAGTATCCCACAAGACGAGCCAGAAATAAGTACTATAGAAACAGAACCTACACAGGAGACAGAACCCATGAGCGAAGCAACCATCCCAGCAGTCGAGGCAACCATCCCAACTGCACCAATTTTTGCACAAGCAAAACGCAAGTTTGCTATGCCATCGGCAGGCGAATACTTGGCAGCAATGCACGCAGGCGGAGACACTTTCCACAACGTCAACGCTGCATACAAAGAAGCCGTGCGCGATCAGCAAACAGCATTGCAAGCCGCAGCTGGTGACATCCTCACAACCGACACACCGGGTCTTTTGCCAGTGCCAGTACTTGGGCCAGTGTTCCAAGACCTCAACTTTGTGCGACCAGTTGTTACCGCTTTTGGTGCACGCTCAATGCCAAACACACCTAGCAAAACTTTTGTTAGGCCAACAATCACCACGCACACAAGTGCCGCAACACAAACCGAAGGCTCTGCAGTTAGCGCAACCACAATGGTGATCGCATCAAACACTGTTACAAAGTCAACGGTTGCTGGTCAAGTCACAATGACAATGCAAGACATGGACTTTACTGATCCAGCGTCAATGAACATTGTGCTCAATGACCTTGCAGGTGAGTACTTGATTAAGACTGATGACATTGCAGCCGATGCACTTGTTGCAGGTAAAACCGCATCAGGCTCAACATGGACTGTCACTGCTGGTGACCCAACATCGTTGATCAACTCTTTGTATGACGCAGCACGCGAAATCACAGAGGACAGCAACTACTTTCCAACACACTTGTGCGTGTCACCAGACGTGTGGGAAAAGTTGGGTGCACAGTTGGATTCAAGCAAGCGCCCAGTTTTGGGTTACACCACAAACGGTGTGCTTGGACAAAACGCGCTTGGTCGAGTAGGCGGAATGGGCTACAGCGACATGGATGTAATGGGCCTCAAGCTGGTTGTTGATAACAACTTTGCAAGCGGAACAATGCTTGTTGTTTACGCACCGGGCTTTGAGATTTACGAAGCACAACAAGGTGTTTTGTCAATCGCCAACCCATCCACATTGAGCCGCACGTTCTCTTACTACGGTTACTTCTCAACATTTGTTGCCAAGTCATCGTTCATTCAGGGCATCGTAATCGCTTAGTCTGTAGCGGACTTAGACCGCTATGGCCACATACAACACCGCTACAAAACAACTCATTAGCAACTACGCGTGCATCAGCACGTTAGAGCCAACTGACATTGTTGTTGGGCAATCCATAACTGTTGCCTCTATTGGCGCACCGTTTAACGGCACGTTTACCGTGCTGGCGTTGCCACAGTACGAGTACACAGGGATTGACAACACCACTGGCGAGTTTTTGTACAACGAGGATGTAGCACGGCCTAACCAGATTATCTACGCGGCTACTGGTAGCAATGTTGATTATGTCGTTACTTATGCCGGCACAGTTACTTACACGCAGTCATGCACATGGGTTACCGTTGCGGCACTCATCACATACTTGGGCGTATCTATCAGCAACCCAAGCGATGACTATACGTTGGCTGAACAGGCACGCAATGCTGGCAACGATTTTTGTTATCGCCGTAGGCAAGAGGCAGGTTATTTTGACAGCCTTACAACGACACCGGGTCACGATGTCACGCTAGGCACGCTCATGTATGCGGCAGCTCTGTGGCGTAGTCGAGGCAGCATAGAAACCGCTTATGCAGCGTTTGACACGATGGGCACACCAACCCAGCAGTCATTGACACCGATCGTTAAGCAATTGTTGGGCATCCCCCGACCAGCGGTTGCCTAATGCCTGCACCGTACACAGACCTACTTAACGAGGCCATAGACGATGTAGCAGCCACGCTGACAGCCGTTAGCGGCTTGCGCGTGGTAACAGACCCAACTCGATTAGTTCCTAATTGCGTGTTTCTATTAGCGCCAAGTTTTACGACTTACGCAGGCAACGGCAACATTGTGACTATGGATTTTCCGCTTAAAGTTGTTGGGTCTGGGCCTGCAGGGTTGCCAGTGTTGCGCGAAATTTTAAGCATTGTTGCCTTAGTCCTTGCATCAAAAGTGATCGTGTTATCAGGTCAGCCAGCGTCAATTGAGATTGGCGGCGCATCATTTCCGTGCTATGACCTGTCAGTTAAAGTGCAGGCACAGACCGCATGATCTACACAATTGCATCGACCAAACTTGGCATTATTGGTGACCCATACGTGCCAGCCGATGGCATTAACGTAGCAGCGCTGCTATCTGGCGGTTTCATTGTTGAGCAATCCACACCTAAACCTAAAAAACCTGCTAAAACTAGTACAGAACCCAACGAGGAGATTTAACCCACATGGCTACCAGCACTTACTTATCTAACCCAACGGTGACAATTAACTCTGTTGACGTGACCGATCAAACCAGCGCATCAACCCTGACCCGCGTGATCGAGGCATTGGAAAGCACATCGTTTGGCAAGACCGCACGCGTCTATGTTGGCGGCCTAGAAAACAGCACATTGACTTTAACGATGTACAACAGTTTTGCCGCGTCAGAAACTTACGCAACATTGGCTGCACTTGTTGGCACATCAACAACGGTCACGATCAAACCAACCAGCGCGGCAACCAGCGCAACAAACCCAATCTCAACACTGACAGGCTGCTACCTAGAAACCCTGCCAATTGTCAACGCCGCACTAGGCGCGCTAGACACAATTGACATTACGTTTACTGGTGGCGTGTACTCAGTCGCAACGTCTTAAAAACAGCCGGCAACGGCCCGACACGAAAGCAGGCACATGAAAGTCAAGTTAGAATTAGACCTACAAGACGGTCGCGGCACACGCACCATGATCACAAATATGTTCGTGGTATGTGAATGGGAAAAACTAGAAAACCGCAAGGTCTCTGACGGCAAGGGTATTGGCTACAGCGACATTGCTTGCTGGGCATACCACCTATGCAAGCTGGCTGGTGACACTGTGCCGGACACATGGCGCGAATGGGTCAAACAGCATCCAAACATGGAATTGACCTCAGTTGATGAGACAAACCCAAACCCTACAGCGTTGGCACTTACCGAAGACAACTAGCAGAAATGCTGGTAGCAGTAGGATGGTGGCCAACGCACATCGAGTTTGACACACGCGACCTAGTTACGGTGATTAGTGTTATAGAAAAGAACAACAAGAACAGGTGAGTTTCTATGACAGTCAACACGACAATTCAGGTGTCTGGCGTAAAAGAAACTATTAACGCACTCAAAAAGATTGACCCGCAACTGCAAAAAGACTTTAGAGCAAAAGCCAACGAGATTGCACAACCAGCCATTAACGCTGCAAAAGACGTGTACACGCAAGTGCCGCTATCTGGCATGGCATACAAGTGGTCAAGTAAAGGCCGTCAACTGTTTCCGTTTAGCGTGGCTAAAGCCAAAAGCGGTGTAAAGTTGCGGATTGACACCAGGCGCAATGCTGTAGGCGTAATCCTGATTGAGCAAAAAGACCCTGCAACAGCGATCTTTGAGACTGCAGGCCGCGCTAACGCAAACCGTTTAGGCGATCAGTTAGGTTTTGTCGGCGCTGGTCGCACTCGACTAATCGGGCCTGCCGTGTATAAAGCGCGTAGAGGCGTTGAGGCTGAAATGGAAAAGATGATTTTAGATACGGCGCGCACAGTTAGACAGGCAATGTAATGCTGTCTATTCCGATTATCTCAGAGTTTGATGGCAAAGGCATTGACAAAGCTATTAAAGAGTTTAAGCAACTAGAAACTGTTGGCGAAAAAGCACAATTTGCAATAAAAAAGGCTGCCATTCCTGCCGCTGCCGCGCTAGGTGCAGTCACTGCGGCTCTTGGTGCTGCAGTGGCTGCAGCTGCAGAGGATGAAGCACAAGCCGCACAATTGGCATTGACTTTAGGCAACGTCACTGGCGCAACAGAAAAACAAGTTAAAGCAACTGAGGACATGATTAGCGCGATGTCGAGGGCTACCGGCACGGCTGACAGCGAACTACGACCAGCGCTGGCCGTACTTGTGACCGGTACAAAAGACATTGCAACCGCAACAGAGGCATTGTCACTGGCACAAGATATTGCTATTGGCTCTAACAAGTCACTTGCTGAGGTTTCTGACGCGCTTGCTAAGGCGTATGGCGGCAACATGAAAGGCCTGCAAGCCTTGTCACCAGAGATTAAAGCCATGATCAAAGACGGCGCGTCACTCGATGAGGTAATGAACGTCTTAGGCGGCACGTTTGGTGGTGCAGCCGCAACTGCAGCCAACACCGCTGCAGGCCGTTTTAAGATACTAAAAAACTCGCTTGACGAAACTAAAGAGTCAATCGGCGCAGCGTTGCTACCAGTAGTGCAAGCAGTGTTGCCAGTGCTACAAAAGTTTGCAGACTGGGCACAAAAAAACCCGCAAGCATTTTTGGCTATAGCCGGCGCAATCACCGCAATATCTGTAGCGATCTTGGCAGTCAACTTTGCAATGGCGCTGAACCCATTTACAGCAATTGCGGCTGGTGTCGCAGCGCTAGTTGTTGGCATTATTTACGCGTACAAAACTTTTGAGACATTCCGCAACATTGTTAACAGCGTGCTTAACGGACTTATCAGTGGTTTTGAGACTTTTGCTAACGCGTACATTTCAGCAATAAACCTGATCATTCGAGGCATGAACCTGATCAACCCATTTAGCGACATTCCGTCATTGCCAACACTGGACTTAGGCCGAATAGGTGGCGGTGCTGCAGCGTCAGTTGGCTCTGGTGCAGCGCGTGAGGGCGGTGTTGGTGCGATCATGGCAGGTGTGCCGTCTATGCCGTCTATGCCTAGCCCTGCAGCACCTATGGCCAGTGGCGGCGGCGGTGGCGGTGCTGGTGGTGCTGGGTTTACTTACAGTCAAGGCCCATCGTTTGCAGCATCACAATTCCATCGTGATGGTGCATCGTTTGGTGATCCTGGCTACGGCAACGGTGGTGTAACAATTAACGTGGCTGGCGGTATCTCAACTAGCGCCGAAATTGGCAGATCAGTTGTTGACGCGCTCACCCAATACACGCAAGTGTATGGGCCGCTTGACTTGGCTATCAGGTAATGGCTGGTGCAACCGTCATCACTGGCGGCACATACCTATTAGAGCTGTCTAGCGGTTATGACTCATCTGCTTTTTATCTTGATGACTCAACACTTGACGGCACTGCGGTGCTTGACGGTGACGGCGCTGACTTTAACGACATAACTAATGTTGCACAGTTAATTACTATTAGTCGAGGCCGCCACAAACCGTTAGACGTATTTGGGCCGGGCACAATGTCTGTGTCAATCAGCGTGCCAGTAGGCAACCGTGACTACGACCCATTAAACACATCTAGCGTTTATTACAACAAATTGACAGAGCAACCCGGTCTAGCGCCACTACGCCCGATCAGGCTTAGCCGTAATGGTGAATACCTTTTCACAGGCGTGGTAACCACGTTTAACCAGACCTACAACATGGCTGGAATGACCACCTACAGCATTGCGGCCGCAGACAATACCTATGTGCTTTCACAAGGCAATCTGCCCGAAACAGCCACCACTAGCCAAACCTCATCAGCGCGCATTACAGCCGTTTTAAGCGCTGCAAACTACACAGGCGCTACAAGCCTTACAGCCTCGCCAGTGACCACGTTAGGCGCTTACACCATCGCTAGTGGCACAAACGTAAACGCCTACATAAACCGCATCCAACAGGCCGAACAAGGTCGCATTTTCTGTAGTCGAGCAAACGTGCTGACCGCCCAACCGCGCGTAGGCACAACGCTTGACGCAGCCACAGCCACGTTTAACGACACCGGCACGGCTACACCGTATGACAGCATCCTTGTAGAGTTTGACCAGCAAACCGTTATTAACAATGCCAACGTCACAATTGCGTCTGGGGGCACGTTGCAAAACGCCAGCAACGCATCGTCTATTGCAGAGTATTTTACGCAAACAGAGGCAATCACAGACAGCCTTTTAAGCAGTGACGCACAAGCTGCCACGCTTGCCAGTTACCTGCTTTACCCACAACCGCGCCCACGCTTTACTAATGTGTCAACAACTTTTGCCAGTTTGACCGATGCCCAAAAAACGGCGTTAGCACCTATTGAGATTGGTCAAACCGTGTCGGTGACTAAAACCTTTACATCTGGCACACCGTTAAGTGTTAATCAAGACTTAAGCGTTGAGGGCATAGATCACGTTATTGACATGAACACAGGCCACCGCATGACCTTGTGGACATCAGCAACCGTCATCCTTGACCAGTTCATTTTGGATGACATTACGTTTGGTGTGCTATCTACCAGTAACGCGCTTGGTTAGGATAAAGTGCAACTATGACTACGCCTTTCCCATTTGTAGCAAACACGGTGCTTACCGCAGCACAACTAAACGCAATTACCACGTTGCCAGTTAACGCCAAAACTGCTAGTTACACACTTGTGGTTGGTGATGTGGGCCAGCGCGTGCAAATGACTAGCGCATCGAGCACAACGATCACAGTTAACACAGGCATTTTTGCTGCTGGTGACACGATCTGGATACAAAACTTAGGTGCTGGCACTTGCACAATTACTGCCGGCACTGCAACAGTTAATACGGCATCATCTTTAGCGTTGGCACAATATGGAGGTGGCACGCTCGTTTTCCAAAGTGCTAGTGCTGCTACTTTTTTTAGCGGTGGCGGTGCAACTTACGGCGCTGCAACAGGTGGCTCATCATCAAGTATTACCGTTGGCGGCATAAATTACACGCTGCTAACTTTCTCGGCATCAGGTTTGATGACAATTACTAAATCGGGTTTGTTTGACGCGCTAATTTTTAGTGGCGGCGGCGGTGCAGGGCACGACATTTCGGGTGGTGGTGGCGCTGGTGGCGTATTACAGCAAACAATTTATTTGGCGGCTAACACAACAATTCAAGTTGGCAGCGGTGGCGCTGGTGGCGCGGGCGTTCCTAGTGCTGGTTCATCGTCAAGTATTGACAACACGGCGCGCGCGCTAAGTGTTGCAGGTGGCGGCAACTCTGCATCGTACGACAACATTGGTTACAACCCAAGCGGTCTAGGTGGTTCGGGTGGTGGCGGCTCAAACTATTATCAAACTGGTTCGGCGTCTATGGCACCAAGTATTTCAGGTTACGCAGGCGGTAACGGTGCGGCGAATAGCGGTGGCGGCGGCGGCGGTGCGACAGCGGTAGGCGCAAACGGTGTAACAACAGTTGGTGGCGCGGGTGGTGCTGGTTACGATGTCAGCGCGTTTATTAGCGGTAGCGCATTGTTTAAGGCTGGTGGTGGCGGCGGCGGCGGTAGCACGGCAGGCGGTGCAGGCGGTTCATCGGTTGGCGGTGCAGGGCAAACAGGCGCAACAGTTGGTACTAGCGCGGCTGCAAATACTGCATCGGGTGGCGGCGGCGCGAACACTGGCGCAACAGGCGGCAACGGTGGTTCAGGCATTGTTTACATAAGGTTTAAGGTTTAGACATGGCAAACTTTGCACAAGTAACAAACAACATTGTCGAGCAGGTAATTGTTATCGCTAACGATGATTGCGATAATTTACCGTTCCCAGATAGCGAACCAGTAGGCCAAGCGTTTATTGCATCACTTGGCTACACAGGCGAATGGTTGCAAACAAGTTACAACGGCAACTTTCGCGGATGCTACGCAGGTATCGGTTACACATGGAACGGCACAGACTTTGTACCGCCTACGGTTGTTAACCCTTAGCGTCATGCTTGCACTTATCCCGATAAGTTGCGCCAGCGAACGAACTAACGCACCTAAAAAAGTACGCAATAGCGCGCTTACAGTTGAGTGCCGGGTAGCAGACAGATGCGAGGCCAGCAATGGCTAAAGACAGATCAGAAATTGACTACTTGCACGCACGCATGATTGTGTTTGTGGCTTGCACAATTGCGATAACTTTTGCTGTCACCGTTATTGGCTTTGTGTATTTTTTAGGTTTTGTTGATCAGCCAGTAGAGCAGTCACCTAATGACGCAGCGTTTATTGACTTACTAAAAACGCTGTCAATCTTTATGACTGGCACGTTGTCTGGCCTTGTAGCCGCCAACGGTCTAAAGCGTAAACCTGACCCTGCAACACCATGAGCATTATCCCTGCCAACCCTAAGATCGTTGGTTCTAGGCCGTACACAGGTAACAGCGATGGCGCTGCTGCCAGTCATTTACCCGGCATGGATGAGTGGATACGGCAAGCCATCAAATATGGTGGCGGCGCGTTTTGGAATAACGGCAGCTGGGGCGTAAGAAATATGCGCGGGTCTGAGTCGCTTAGTGTGCATGCCACTGGTCGAGCAGTTGATCTGTCATATCGGATGTCAGAAAAACAGCCAACAGCAAACCGTAAAGGCACTATTGCGTTTATTAACATTGTGCTTGCCAACGCAAATGAGTTAGGTGTTGAGTGCGTGCTTGATTATTTTCCTAAAGCGTTTGGGCGTGGCTGGCGTTGTGATCGTCAAACATGGAAAAGTTACAGCAAGCCAGAAATACACGGCGCGCCGGGTGGCGATTGGTTGCACGTTGAGATTGCACCAGCGTTTGTTAATCAGCCTTTAACCCTTATACAGCAAGCGTTTAAACGGGTATTCACCGAACTGCCACAGTAATGCCCTATGGTGGAAACACCGGCGATAGGAGATGCAATGGCAGACGCTAAAACATACGTTTACGAGGTGTACACCACCAGACTCGATACAGAGCAAATGGTGTTAATACAAATCTTTCGTGACCCTGAAACAGACAAAGTGCTACACGCTCAACTTGCGTTTAAAAGCGCTGTCGGTGACAGCTGGGGCACGCCCTATCAACTGGAGAAAAAATAATGAGTTATTTAACAATCAAAATAGGTGCATGGGCAATTAGCGCATTGGCAGCATTTGTGTTGCTATGGGATGCCAGCGCGCCACCAGAACGCAAACTGCAACCGGGCGAACAGATCACCACAGTGCTTAACAGTGTTGTGCCACCGACAATTGCTTTAACACCAATAGCGACTACAACTACGGCAGTGCCTAAAGGTTGTGCACAATATGTGGCTGACGCAATTAGTGCCGGCTGGCCTGCAGAGCAAGCACCTACATTGGCGCGTGTGATGTTTCGTGAGTCACGTTGCATCCCAACGGCCTACAACGCCAAAGACAGTAATGGCGGTAGTCGAGGCTTGATGCAGATCAACGGTACGCACAAACGCTGGCTAATGGAAACTGGTTACATAAACAACCTTGACGATCTATATAACCCAGACATTAACTTGCGCGCCGCGTTACACCTATGGCGTATGGTTGGCTGGTCGGCATGGGCGCTGCCCAACCCATGACCGACAACCCATATCCCGAAACTGGCATTACAGAGGAGACCCGACAGATGTATCCAGAGAACTACAGCGACAAATACAACAAAGTGTTTAAGCAATTTGTAGATGACATTTTGACCGTTAAACCAGTACCGCCAATTGACCGGCTAGATGACCACGACATTTTGCTTGATGAACTAGAGCTGCTGTATGACGCACACATGACTATTGGAGGTCAACAAAACAGGTTTAACGCCAGTGTCATACGCGCTGCAATCAACGTGATAAAGTCCATCCAGTAAACCCGACCAAAGGACACCCGACATGACTGAACAAATGCAAATGTTTACACCATCTAACGGTTTAGGTGGTTACAAAGAACAAATCAAAGCCTTTCCGCTGGCGTCACGCTCACATCCGTCAACATCACACGTTGCAGCGCGCAAAGCAAAACCCCGCGCCAACTCGATGCGAATACAAATATTGTTGGCGTACAGATCGCACGTTGATATGACAAGCGAGGAAATAGGTTACGCGCTTAATTCCATTGGCAAGCCCGGTGCTAGTTATTGGCAAAGAGTTTCAGAGTTAAACAAAATTGGCATGATTGAGCCAACTGGTAAATTGCGTGCTGGTATGTCAGGCTCAGAGCAACGAGTGTTTAGCATCACTACCGCAGGCCGTGAACTACTTAAAGAGATGGGTTTGTAATGGCACATTTTGACTTAAGCCTTTACGAGACAGTGGCACAACGCTTAGAGCGCTGGTGGGCCGCATTTGAGGATGGGCGCATCATCACGACTATTCACCACTATGACGGCTCAACGATCATCATGCGCGCAGAGGGCTACAACAACGAGGACAGGCTTATTGCCACAGGCTATGCGGAAGAGGTGTTTGGCAATAGTCCGGTCAACAAAACCAGTTTCTTAGAGAATTGTGAGACCAGCGCCATTGGACGCATGATCAGTAATAGCCCAATAGGGCACACAGGCGAGCGCGCATCGTCAACAGAAATGGAAAAAGTCAACCGCATAAACAGTGCGCCGGCTAAACCAGACACGCACGGCAGCGCCACACCTAAACAAATTGGGTTTCTTAAGTCGCTTGCGCGTGGCAAGGGTTGGGATGATCTGCAGCTGCTCGAATACATCCACCGCTTATTACAGGTTGATGACGTAGTAGTTGAAACCTTGACCGCTGGTCAATGCTCTGCCGTCATAGATGGGCTAAAAAAATGAGCACAATCACAGACGAACTGAATGTCCTTAAAACAATCCTTGACTTGTTATGCCATGAAGCGCTGCTAGATGAGTTCATTGGCAGAGATGAGGTTGACAGTCGCTTGCGTTGGGCAGCAAAAAACACTGCAGACAAAATAAACCACTTATCAAACCTGAACGGATAAAAGCCAGATGAACAACCCTAAAGAGGAATACGACCGCCTACATGATCACATGACAGCCATAGCGCGTGAGCGTGATCATGCTGTACGCACTATTGACACGTTGACAAAGCAATTAGAGGAACTGAAAGACGCGCTGCAATTAGCGCATGAGGCGTTGCGTAGGGAGATGCCATGAGTCAATGGGCATGGTTTGCAGTGACGTGGGCGGTAATAACCACCTACCTACTGTGGCGATCTGATAAAAAGTAAGACCCACACAATCGGCTAGTCGCGTATACCTAAGCCTGTCGCAGGGCGGTTGGATGATCTGCGGTAACGCAGTTAGACCGGCGCGCACAAAACCTGCTACACGAAAGGCTGAGTGCAAAGCGTTGGGGCGAGCCGTAAACATAATCGGCTAGATGGTGCAAGGTAATCGGATTGAGGCAGCCCGATGGGTAGAGCATCATCACTCTGTCTCGACTCACACATACAGTTGACATACACTTAACAAACCGACACAAAGGACAAGCCCGATATGCAACGTCAACAACAACAAACGAGAGCAAGCGCGCCAGCGCGCGGTAGCAATGGGTAAAGAACACAGCAACCCCGAATACAAACGCAACCGGGCCATAATCCTGCAAGGCAAGCCGACCTGCAACTACTGCGACAAACCAGCCGACACAGTAGACCACATCGTTGCGTTAATGAACGGTGGCTCGCATGAGCTAGACAATCTGCAACCATGTTGCGCGCAATGCAACAACCGCAAAGGCCACAAAGAAGTAGCACAACGCAACCGATCAATAAGCCACGCAAGAGCCGAAGCAATGCGAAACCACGCAATACCAATGCCAAAAGCAAAAGAGTTTTTTTACACAGAAAAAATATTCAC